TCCGGGAGGTTCTTCAAACTTAGGTGTTCTTCCAAATCCTCAGGTAATACCTGACGCTGTTCCGTCGGCGCCGCCTATTTCAGGGCCCGGCGGAGCTACTCCCGGAGTAAACCCAGTACCTATAGGTGGAGTGGGGCAAGATGATGGAGCAAATTTCATAAGCACTAAAGAGGGTGGTCCCGGAGGTGGAGCACCTGGAGGTAGAGCACCCGGAAGCAACGCTCCTGGGACAGGCGGTACAGGTGCTCAAGTTGTAAGTAAAAATGATCCTATAAGATATCATCAACCATGGGTTCAGGTAAGAGGACAAGTATTCCCCGGTCCTTATCAACCCGGCTTTAGAGTAGTAGCAGACACTGGTGTAAACTTTACTAGTTGGCTTAGACATTTAGGCCAACCTAATCCAACAGCATCAGGACCTCCTTCTTTTACTGACAGCGGTGGAGGAAGCGGTGGTGGCGGAGGCGACACTAAATCTAATACGCTTAGACAACAACAATCCTTTAAGAGTGAAGGCGATACAAAAGTTATGGCAGAGCCTCTTCCTGAAGCCGTTGCTCAAGAAATACCTGACGCAGAAAATCCTGATATACAAGATTCGCAACCTCAAAAATCTGAAAATCCTGAACAACCATCGGTTGATTCTGATACTAAACAACAAGAGGGACCCGCAGAAAATTCTGATACTTCTGGAAAACAGAATGTTGAGGTAGAATCCGATACTGATTCTGGCGACGAATGGGGTCCATTACCAGAAGGAGTAGGAGGAGATATTCCAGATAGAAACGAACCTGTTTGGAAAAAAATAATTGGTCATGAAGTGCCTGCTGGTTCCGAAGTTGTTATGGGCTTACAAACAGGAGAAAAATATATTAGAAAACCTCCAATATCTGAAGAAAAACAATCTCAAGAAGATTTAGATATGAAACAGGGATTAAACCCTGATTTATCTGAAGAAGCTAAAAAAGGCGCGGCAGATAGTGCAAAAGAGGCCTCTAGAAAATTAGCAGAAACCATGAAACAAATTGAAGAAATAGCTAATTGTCGAGCCAAAAGCATAGCAATAGAACCATCAACATGTCCTACAAAAAGAAGTGATTATTTGAAAATGTTAAGAAATTTATCTCTAGATAAAGCATACAATTCCGCATGTAAAGATCATGTCGGCGAAAAACTAGAATATTTCAGAGAAACATGTAAAAAACCAGAAGCATCTGATAATGCTGAAACTACTAATTCTAAACAGCCAGTAAAAGAAGAAGATAATTCAACAGAAGAAAAAGTTCCTGTAACTCAGGATGATTCAACAGAAGAAAAAGTTCCTGTAACTCCCGGAGTCAAAGGAGAATCTTCTGGTACTAATACAGCTGGTACTCCAGAAACTAAAGGCATCAGAACTCCTGCGGAAAATAAAACTTCAAGTAAAAGAGGAGGAACAAGAAAAAAGAAATCTAAACAACGTAGCCGAAAAAAAAGCACTAAACGTCGGCGATAAAATAATAATATAAAAATTAATTATTATTTTATACTTCATGCGTTAATGGATGAATCACAAGATTAATACCAGAATTTCGTTCTTTTTGACGAATTAATTCATATGAACTATCTTTAAAATCTATTAATGTTAATATAATACTATCTACTTTTGCCACAATTTCTTTACACGTAGGATATGTTTTCTTTAAACTATAAAGTCCTGGAAGAATCTCATCGATAAATTCTTTTGTTTGTTTTCCTAATTTCATGTAATAACAATAAGGATCTACTTCTAAATTTTTTAATAATTCATCTAAATATTTCATAAATTCTGAAAAATCAACATCCAGATATTCTATTGTTTTATATCTTCCTTCTCCATAATACCATCTCGAAATAAACATGCCTCTGTATTCCCCAACCTTGTAATATTGCATTACGCCGCTAACATCTTTTTGTTTTCCCAATTTTTCATTTTGTTTTAAATTTCTAAATATTTCCAATGTTTTTTTATGTTTTTCTAAAGTTTCCTTCATTTCTGTAGAGGGTAAAAAAATAGCTTTTCTTGACAAATTATTTAATGTAGCGGAAAGCATTTATATTATATGTTATTATAAAAATTATTTTATTTTACTACAAATATGGTATATATCTAGGTTGAGAACTCTCATATACAGTAATTTTAAAAGCGTCATTATATCCTTCAACATATACTGTGTCTCCGCTGCTTAACTCGTCGCAACCATATTCACTAGTGCAACTTCTACCATTATGACTCATAGGCAATTTAATAGCGTTACTCTTATCACTCATAGTATAATATTGCCATTTACTTCTATTACTAAAAAGAGGACGACCCATTACAGGAAGTATCATTTCTTGTCCGTTCATTCTAGTTAAAATCCCTACCTGACTATAAGAACTATCAAACCCTCTAGTATTAATATTGATAGGAACTCCTCTAGGATCGCTACTTCTACTATCATGAAAATGCCCATTTTTAAGTGGAGGAGAAAAAGGATTCATCAATATATTAGAGGGAACCATAGAAAATATAGAACTAACTTTTGGCATTAATGAATTTCTCTCCGAATTCACAACCACAATCTCTTTTTGATTAGGAGATTTTGTATCTATAAATTTATAAAGTACGAATACTGCTAAAACTAATACAACTAATAAAAAAACAATAGTCATATTTTCTATACATATAAAACCCGGCGGACAGACTTTTGGCATATATATATACTAATTATTATTAAACATTAGTATATTTAGATTTGCTTTATTTTTTCTTAAGGGAAGGAGCACCTAAGTTGGACGAAGAAAGTTTATTTAAAATCTTTCCCATTTCTCCCATATTTGGAAGGTCCATAGTAGCTAAGGTTTCTTTTGCAGAAGTTAATACAGGAGCCATAGAGTTAAGTGTTTTCATTAAATCTTTTTGTTGAGAAACCAACTTTTTAGTTTCGTGTGTAATACTTTTCATACCGCCGTCACCCAACATTGTTTGTAAATTATCATATGCTTGTTCCATTGTAGCAGCATAATCAATGCGATCTCCTACTGACTCATCGTCATCGACAGCGGCAGGACTGGACGGAGGGACATTGTTTTGGAAACCAGATACACACTTACCGCTCGATGGATCGCACTTTTCACCCTTACCTTTACATGTTACATCGGCACACAAATCGGTAGATTCAGACTCTTTACCTTTTACCGCTTTCGCTTTTTTTGCTGTGGCGGCGGCCATTTTTGCTGTATCAACAACTTTATCTAAAACATCTTCAGAATCATCTTGTTCTTCTAAAGCTTGAACACCTTCTTTTTTGTCTTCGAAGCCTTCTCTAACTTTATTATTAACAGCGACCAAACTAGTGACAACCATGGCCACAAGAAGATTTACGGCCATATTTTTGCTAAAATACGTAGATAATAATCCCATAGCGACAAATAAGGCTAAAGAATTATAATCTTGTAATGCCACATATCCTAAAACATTTACTACGGCTAAAAATAGCAAAACATACAAAACATATTTGTTTTTTAATATTGCTGGAGCATTGACTCTCATTTTATATATTAATTATATATAAAATAATATGTAGAATTAATGTTTTACACTAAATATGTTTATGCGCATGACCCAGCGGACCATGAGCGATCAGTTTCGGTACCATTTACATCATATTTACCTTTACATGTATCTTTAGTAAAAGGATTTCCATCGGCATCATTTCCTGAATCATTGCATGAACCGGCTGTCCAGTTTCCACTTGCGCCCTGGCAATCGGACTCACTTGAACAATGCTGTTTTGCCATGGCACCGCATGTATCAGCTCCTTCTCTCATTCCTTCTGTCTCGGCTTTCTCTGAAGCTTTATCAGCAGAAACAACAACATCGGCCATATGATCCTCAGCACTCTTCAACATATCTTCCATACCTTCCTTAACACGTCCGCATCCAAAAACGAAATTAGCAACGAAAAGAGCGGCAAGAATAGCACAAGCTTTGTTATTACAGTAACAGTGTGCGCTGTAACCGGTTAAAGCAAAAAGAGCTAAGCACTCCCATGCCTGAACGGAAACGTAACCTACAATATTTAATACAGCCAAAGCGGCAAGAGCATAGAATACATACTTGTTCTTTAAAATTCCGGGAACTTTCATTATAATAAATAACCACAAAAAAAAATTATAAATGTTTAATATAATTTTTTCCTAAATAAGTTAGTTACTTAATAGGTTTTTCTAATAGATCTTCTGGATTTTCTACGACTTCTAGATTTTCTACGACTTCTAGATTTTTTTACAGAATTACGGCGACTTTTTGATTTTCCTTTTTTTGATTTTCCTGTATTTTTACTTACAGACGTTAAACTTCTTATAGGACTATTTCTATTCTGCATTTTACTTTTTGTTTGCCATCCGCCTTTCATTTTGCGTGTTCTTTTTTTTCTTGTTTTTCTACGTCCGCCTGCCATAACTTTACTAGGATGGGTATAAGTGGATTCAACATCTTGTCCATTTTCTTTAAAATTTTCTCCGTCTGATTTGTAGTAATAAGGTCTCCCTTGGACATTTCCTACTACCTCCTCCCAATTAACATACCAATCTTTATTACGTCCATTTACATCACGATAATCAGGATTATCTACTGTTGTATTTATTGGATCTTCCCGTAAAGCTTTTACTAATTTTAATCTATTTGGATCATTTTCATCTCTATACGCATATTGTGCTAAATCTGTTAAATCATTCCCAGCACCAGATTTGGATTCATCTCCTGTATTAGAAGCAGCAGAAGCAGCAGAGGTGGCACCCACGCCAAATTCTTCATTCATCGAATCAACTTGTGTTTTCATATCAGTATTTCCCTTACGCATTTTACCGACAATACCGTCAGTATCATCACACAACTTTTTAAGAGTAGATTTTAATCTACCCAATTGTGTTCTCATTCCTGTTTCAGTATCTAATTTCAATCCATTGATAAGCCCCATTAATCCTTGAAATTCATTTTTAATTTGAAGTATCTTATCATTACACTTCGTATCAGCTCCACTCCTTGCTCCAGAAGCGGCATTTCTTATTTGAATACGTAAATTTTCCTGTATGATTTGTAGCTGTTGGATAAAAGCAACATATTGACCCTGTAACTTTTCTATTTCTTTAATACATGCTTCTAATTGATCAATAAGTGCTTTTAATTCATCCGCATAACCTGAAACTTCTTGTTTAAAAGCATTACAGTTTGTTTTATATTTATTTACTTTTTCCATACCTGATTTAATAGCACCTACGAAATCTGATATTAATGAACCTTCTTTAGTTTCACTCATTATATATATTATTCTATATAATTGTTTTATTCCATTATAATATTTTTAGGTTTAATTTATCTTAATATTTTCAGGTCTCACTACTTTAATATTTTCAGCTTTTTGAGTTATTTCACTTAATTCATTACGCACATCGCTTAATTTTCCTAAAAGGATGTCTTGTTCATGTTTTGCTTGTCTTGTTAATCTATCAGTTAAATCCGCTTCTAACATACTTTTTTCTAAATAATGTAATAAACTTAATATCTGTATTTCTTGATCTTTTTTCATATTAACTATATAATCATAATACGACTTATAGTCATCATACACTTCTCTTAAATAAATATTATCATCTTTAATTTTTTCAAGATTATGTAGTTCGCTTACCATATTATTACTATTCTTTTTTATTTCACACTGTATTTGCTTTAAAATTCTGTCTTTGCTAAATATATCCATTTATATTTTATATATATATAAACTAGGATTATTTTTTTTTTATATCTACGAGTGTAGAAGCAAAAATAAGTATTTATTTTTTATATACCAAACCATAATGTAGTTAAATAAATATTATATTTGAAAAATATTTAAATCTAACTAAATAATATTTAGGATGTCGAAATCCATGAAAGAACCCCTCCTCACGGAAAACGAAAACCGCTACGTTATGTTCCCCATTGTTGACCAAGACATTTGGAAAATGTATAAAAAACAAATGGATTGTTTTTGGAGAACGGAAGAAATTGACCTATCTAAGGATGTTATACATTGGGAAACCTTAAATGATAATGAAAAATTTTTTATCAAAATGATTTTAGCTTTCTTTGCTGCTAGTGATGGTATTGTTTTGGAAAATTTAGGCCAGAGATTCATGAACGAGGTACAATTAGCAGAAGCACGAGCTGCGTACGGATTCCAAATTATGATGGAAAATATTCATAGTGAAACTTACAGTTTATTGATAGACACTCTTGTAAAAGAAGAACGTGAAAAAACCAAACTTTTTCAAGCATTAAATAATTTCCCATGTATTAAAAAAAAAGCCGATTGGGCTATTAAATGGATCAATGATAAAAGATCTGGATTCGCTACTCGCCTTGTTGCTTTTGCCTGTGTAGAAGGTATTTTCTTTTCAGGAGCCTTCTGTGCCATATATTGGCTTAAAAAGAGAGGTCTTATGCCTGGTTTAACATTCAGTAATGAGCTTATTAGTAGGGATGAAGGTATGCATACTGATTTTGCAATATTACTTTTTTCAAAATTAAAGAAAAAACCAAAGCGAGCTAAAATATTGGAAATTTTTAAAGATGCTGTCGAAATCGAACAAGAATTTATATGCGAAGCTCTTCCATGTAAATTAATTGGTATGAATGCTAAATTAATGAAACAATACATTGAATTTGTGGCCGATAGACTTATTGTTCAATTAGGATATTCTAAACATTATAATAGTGCCAATCCTTTTGATTTTATGGAAATGATTTCCCTTGAAGGTAAAACAAACTTTTTTGAAAAACGGGTTGGTGATTATAGTTTAAGTTCGGGTGATAAAACCGATGCCGCTTTTGACATGGATGCTGATTTTTAAATGTTTTCATATAATTATAAAATTGAAGTAAATTCTATAATTATATTAACTTGTATCAAATAACCAATATAATACAATAAACTACTAGTTAAAAGAAACAATACAATTATATCTATAATGGACGGACCTTGGTATGAATGCACTGGACCTACTTACACTCAGGTAAGAAATGATGTAGAAAAAATAGCTCAACGCGAAATAGATTCTTTAAATATAGATGTTTTTAAAAATGCGTCTGAAAAAGTTATACCTGAAACAAGGAATAATTTTGGATCGTGGCGCGGCTACGGAACATTTGGAGTAGCCAATGAAGTATATAATGAAGTTTACGTAGCGTATCTAACAGAAATGGAAAAACTAAAACGAAAAAAAGCCATTAAAGTAATTAATGATACATTTATACCATGTGTAAGACATCATCTATGGAAACCCGGAGGAAAAATGATGGAACGCGTAGCTGAAACAACCTTAATTGGAAAAAATAGTGACCTAAAAAAAAGCACTACTGACGAATAGTTTTATAATTATCCTTAAACCACTTATATGTCAATAATAAACCTTTTTCTATATCTACAATTTCAAATTTTGGAAAATATTTTTTAAATTTTGCGTTACTTACTGTTTTTTTATAACAACCATCGCTTTTTGTTGTATCCCATTGGATTTCGTTTTTTTCTATATCTAATAGTTTTGCAATTTTCTCTACTATATCTTTAATTGTATATTCATCGTCATTACAACAAATAATAGGTTCTGTTGATTTATATTTCTCTCCAATAAGAATGTCGCAATGGTTTACCGGTCCCGTATGCTACAATATCTCCCGATGGGTGATGATGTCTCCATTCGACTGTTTTATGTAATCTATTCATTATCATAGGAATAAAATGACCGTTTGTTAAACTAAAATTATCATGCGGACCATATAAATTTACAGGCACTACACATATATATTCCGTATTATAAGCTTTATTATAATGTCGGCACTGTAATTCTAACATCCTCTTAGCATAAGCATATCCTTCATTAGACGGATGAGGCGGACTTTCGTGTATCATAGATTCATCCATTGGAAATTCACTAGGAGTCTCAGGATAAATACAAGACGATAAGCAAAATATTCCCCGATTAATATTGTTTTTATGTGCCCCCTCCAATATATTCATATTTATTTTTATATTTTCATTAAACATTTCTACGTTTTTTTCCATATTTTTATAAAGACCACCTACATTTGCCGCCAAATGTATAATGTAATCATACTTATGATTAGCAAAATAAGTTGATACATCATGCTGATTAGTTAATTCTACTGAATGTTCGCCGCCGCGTCTATGTAAAAAAGTAAATTCAAAATTAGGATAATCACTTACAATATCTTTAATACATGTTCCTACCATACCTGACCCTCCTGTAATACAGATTTTCATTATAGATATTATTGGTTTTTTGTTTTTAATATACTTTCATTAGATTTTCGTTGGAGAGATAAATATAATAACGTAAAAAACCAATTACTATATCTTATATGAAATTGGCATTCATAACAGGATCCTACTAAAGCTAAATCAGAATTAAATTGGAAAATACATTACAATATTGATAAATTAATTGAAGATATGTTTACATTTTAATAAAAACTTGTATGAGGGCCTACATACTCAGGGAATAAATGTTGTTTAAAAATAACAACTTTTGCATTATTTAGTTTTTTTGCCTTTAAATGAAAAATTCTATGTTCACAGTCGTATGGATCTTCTTTCATTATTTTCATATTGAAAGTAGATATTATGTAATTTATTTTGTCTTTACAATAATAATCGTAATCCATTAAAGATTGGTATTTACAATTTTTAAAACTTTTTAATTTATAAATTCCAAAACCATTAAATGCTGATTCACATTCTATAAAATTTTCTTTTGTTTCTGATATTTTTTTTAGTAAATACAGTCTTAATAATTTTAAATATCTATTTGGTTCACTAAAATGCCACGCACTAAATTGATAACCATCTATAGAAAGAGCCCAAAAGTCATAGTAATTTTTGTTATTAAATGTAACACAATCTTTATCTAACATTAAACCTTCTTTTAAAATATCTATATTTATTGGCTTTGAACATACATCATCAAAATCCATCATAATAAATTTATCAATTGTAGGTTGGAAAGCATGAATTTCTTCTAAAAGTTTATTTCTAGCATTACAAATATTTTGTGTTCTATACGAAGTTAAAGGATCTTTATTTATTAATATTTTAATTTCTACGTTTATTTCTTTTTTTTGTTTATTTAGTTCTAATAAAGTTTTATCATCTGAATCGTCATAAGCTATTATAATTTGTCTAACATCAATTATCTTACATATTTTTTTTATATTTTTAAAAACTAATTCTATATATTCTTCACAGTTTCTGGCACAACCAGCAATAATAAATTTCATATATATATATATAGTATTATACATATGAAATTTTAAATAATAATAATTATTGTTTAATTTTATCTTTATATTTATTTATTAGTTCCGAACATAATTTCATAACCTTTCCATTATCATCTAACCCGTCTGGAACATATCTAGGATCGCCTCCCTTATTTATAATTCTTTTACGTATCGGAAAACATAGTTTTTTTTGATGATATATATACGTAATCCAATCGTCACAATACCAGTTCTTAATTTCAGGAGGAAAATAAAATCCAAAATATTCCATGTGTTTTCTAGAAACAAATGATTGAGTCATTAAAAACTTCTTACTTTTTACTAGTTCTCTACCGTAGTCATAAGGACCTGTTACTCCTATATTATTTCTTCTTTTTAAAGCATCTATACTATCATTATCCCAATCATTATCTAGAAATTCTATATCATCTCCGCACTGATAAAAATAATCACATCCATCATCATATGCCATTTTAAAGGCACGATTCCACATTTTTGTAACCCATCCTTTTTCTATACCAGAACTGCTGATAAATTTTAAATCAATATAACTAATTAATGAAGACATATTTAATAATTTTTCTTTATTTTCCTTTTTTTGATATATATCATCGTCATCATCAACTACTAAATAAATAGTATATTTATGTTTTTTGCTTATAGTATTATAAAAACTTTTAAAAAAAATTTTGTAAAAATGCGTATCTCTGTAATCGCGGCAATTCAAACCCTTTGTTGTACTTGGTATTAGTATAGCAATTTTATTCATATTAATACTACTTAGCGTTTTTTTTTTAAGTTTTTTTATATGAGGAAAGATAGGATGTATCATTATATTAAATTTAATTATATTAAATATAATGTTATACCGCACATTTACACAGAATATTTTTCAAGTATAATATTAGGTATTAAATCTGATTTATGTTTTTCGAGTTTCTTATAACATTTATTAATAGTCACTTCACTTATTTCACTACAACCATGAACATTTTTTTTACTAATATTTAAATTACACGACTGTGCTACAAAATATACAATACCCGCAGCAACTGAATGAGGAGTGTTCTCTGGTATAAGATACTTTTTTTCTATCTTATTTGCTACAAATTTACATAACATTGTTAGTTCTTTATTAATATTTAATTTACTACAATATCGTTCTATAAAAGCAGTTGGTTTTGTTTGATAGAAGCGGGTTTTATCATTATTAGTATCATATTTTTCCATTTTATTTAACAAATTTACAGCGTTTTTACAACCTTTTGTAGCACTTGTAGTATCTAAATTAAATATAGTAGCTATTTCTTTCGCTGTTCTGGGATAATTATGTATGCGTCCAGCAATATAAACCGACGCTGCTATAATACCATCGCGGTTTGAACCTCTAAATGTTTTCATTTCAGAAAGTTTTTTATGTTGTCTTAATGCTTCATCTATAATAATTTTTGGAATTCCTGAATTTCTAGAAAGCGTTTTAATTCTCTCAAACTCATCATATTGTGATTTTTCCTTATAAGGCATAGATTGCCATTCTGTATATCTTCTTATTTTTCTCATTTCGTATGTTGATCTATAATTACATACCACTTTACATCCATAAGATGATTCTTTAAGTAAAGGATTAATAGGCATACCACAACGAGTAGGGTCAGACATGTTACTGTCATCCGCGCCATAATATCTCCATTCAGCTGTTTCATCCAAAACGTCCTTATAAATAATACTACACTTTTTATTAGTACACATCAACAACTTATTTTCAGTGTATGCTACAGGAGCATTACACAAATCGCATATGTCTCTTTGTCTTTGTTCCTGTTTGCTATACACTAATTCTAGGTTTGATTTTTCACTTGGTTCCTCAAACGCTTTCCATAATTTTTCGAGATTTCTTTTTTTCTTTTTCCTTTTTGTTTGTTTTAAATTTCGATAAGTACCTAATTTCATATTTAATTTAATATATGAAATCATTTGTTTAATTCAATTTTTAACTATATTAATTATTTTATTTTTGAGTTATTTTTATTAGAATATTTATTTCTTTTTTATATTATGTTATCATATATGGGGAATCAAAACTCATCCATGAATAAAGATAAAGAAACTTCCAATATGAAAATAGAAAGTGTTATTGATAATATAGCTACAAAATACATAACACAAGCAAGTTTTAATGATTTGATGAATTTAAATAAAAAAGAATATTGTAACAAACTAGTGATATTAACTTCAAAAATTATAAAAAAAAGATTAAATAACATGGAAATAGATTTTCTAGATCAACGAACTAAAAAAGGAGTTGAAATAAATAAAATGACAAAAGGTAATGTGTTATATTTAGACAGAAATGATCTAGAAAAATTAGATGTTACAAATAGTGTAAGAAAGCGACGAATGTGTGTAGGTATAGCTAAATTTTATATTAAGGTAGCTCATTTATTTGCTGCTATTTCTATGACCATTAATCCACAATACACTTATACTGACCAGATGGGCAATGATGTTACTGTACCGTTAGGTAAAAAACGTAACATACCATCTAATTTAAAAACAAAATATACTACTCTTAATTTATGTTCCAGAAGAATAAAAGCTCTTATGACTAGACAAAATACCGAAAATGGTATTGTAATAAAAGTAAAAAATTGCGATATGAATAAAAAAATGGACGGTTCAGGTAAATCTTTACAAGAAGAAATAGGCATACCTGAATTAGAATTATTATACTTTGATAAATATGATTTTGATACTGGTAAATATGTTGGTATGACTGAATCTTCTAAGAAAGAATACATTGAAGATTTAAAGAAGTTTTATAAAGCATTTACGGGTAGAAAAATGCCTAAAGAAATAAAGAAATTCGCCGAAATACCTCTTATGGATTTTCATAATCAAACCTTATGTAAGGACAAAAATAGTCCATGGCATAATTCTTATAAAGGAAGATCTACAGACAGACTTTTTGCTAAATACGCAAAACATGTTAAAGATATGATTTCTAAATCAAAAGCGCGGGAAAAATCTCTTTTATCTATTATCAAACAAATGTTTTCTTATTGGTTAGATCCTAAAAAACAAGAAAAAGTTTTGACTATCAATCCAAATTTAACAGAAAAACTTTTACAAAAACTAATAAAAGATGCGCGTAAAATTATTATTGATTTATATATTTCATGCGAAACAGATTTTCAAAAAGGATTAGGATTGTTTGAAGCTATAGTAAAGGCTAAAATGATGTCTACTGCTCAACGTAGAATAGCTAATTTTGAAAAAAAAGCCGATGAATTACAAGATGAACCTATAGAAAAAAAATCACCTGTTGAAACAGAAGAAAAAATGGGACCTGTGGAGGAAAAAGTTCCAGTCGCAGAAGAAAAAATGCCTCCTGTTGAAACAGAAGAAAAAATGCCTCATGTTGAGATAGAAGAAAAAGTTCCTATCGCGGAAAAAAGTCCTGATTCTATACAAGTGGAAGACAATACTATTATTCCTGATAAATCAAAAGAACAGGTGGTACAATTAGGCGGAAAAAGAAAAACTCGAAAAAGGAGAAAAAATAAAAAAAGAAAAACAAGAAAAAGACGATAAATTTAGAAGAAAATAAATAATAAGTTATATTTATTTATTTTCTATTTAAATTATATAATGGGTTTAACTAAAAAACAACTGAATGATGCTGAAGCAGCTGTTTCTTATTTTTCTAAAATTGGTAAAAAAGAAGGTTGGTTGAAACAAAAAGATATTGACGAAGCAAAACAAACTATTAAAGTTATGAAAGGCGGAAGAAGAAAATCTAAAAAATCTAGAAAATCTAGAAGTCGTAGAGGCGGGGCTAAACTTGGTGAGAAATGTAAATCTAGTGAATCTTGCGACGGGGATTTAATTTGTAATGACGACGGTGTTTGTTCTCAACCACCTAGTGTAGGAGAGGTCGCTAGTATGTTAGAGACAGCTAGTAATAATGCTGGTATTCCTAGAGGTTTTCAAATGGGCGCAAACGACATACCCAATAGTGGAGGAAGTAATCCATATGCCAATGATAGAGGTGCGCGAATGGTGAATAATACTCTTAACCATACTCAACAATTAATTCAGCATGCTGCTGGACGCAATGATAATGATATAACGGCAATGGTTATTGCTAGTGGAAATACGGAGATGTTGAGACTTTTTTTAGCAGATCGAAACGCTCAACGAGAAAGAGAACACGAATTTAAAATGGTACAACAAGCAGATAGAAAGGCGGTTGTCGAGGATATAGTACAAAAGAATCAAGAGGTCTTTCTAGATCAAAATAGAACACAACTTGCATTATATAACGCTTCACAAAGAACTAACCGTATGAATACAAACTTTCATTTGGCATTACAATTTATTATTTTGGGTATTGTTACGACAATAGCTATTTTAGCATATAACTCTGGAGATGTATTCGCAGAGATGTTTCGTGATATTGATCGTGGAATTAGTCAACGACTGAATATCACTGTACCTAGGTGGGATGGTGCTGATGGTTCTAGTTGGTGGACATTGGGGATACCACATTTAATAAATTTATTTGTAGCGATATTACAGGGCGCGGTGGATCTTGTTGGATTTTTTATAGGAGCACTAACACAATTCTTAGCAACATTGGCAGCATTAGGACCGGCGGGCATGGCAGCGGGCGTAATGTTCTTAGGTATTCTTTTCATGATTTCTATTTACATATTAATGAATATTAGAAGAGCTCGAGGATTTTTTGCTATTGGAGGAGTGGACTTGAGTATTGGAGAACAACAAGGAGCACAAGCATTACCTCAGATTGCACCGGCACAACCACAACAAACACATGGTGTACTTGCAGATATACCTTTAGCTACTCGTGTAGAAGGTATGATTAGAAACGGACAGGGTAGATTAACAAATGGAGAAGAAAGACTCCTGTTGCGCAATGATGGCGGTAGAAGCGGCAGTGGAAGCGGCAGTGGAAGCGGCAGTGGAAGCGGCAGTGGAAGCGGCAGTGGAAGCGGTAGTGGAGGCTCTGACAGTGGATCTGGAGGTTCAAGCAGTCAATTAAGACTTAGAAATAAACCTAGTGGTGAACACAAAAGCTCTAATAATCCAGATGATAATGCTACATTTGGCGGCAGACGTAGAACTCGCAGAAGGCGCCGAAAAAAGAGAAAAACTAAAAGAAAGAAAAGACGAGGACGCCGTAAGTCTAAAAGACGTCGCAGAAGAAAATCTCGTCGTTAAACTTAAAAAAAAGCACTAGTTGATATTATTTTTTCAATTCTAAACTAATATCTACAACTTTTCCTACTTCTTTTTTAATTTTGTTTAAATTTTTAGTCATTTCCTGAGAATTATCTCCGCCAGTTATATTTTCTATCATGTTTTGCCATTCATATAATAAAGCTTTATCTTCTTCAAAACCGGGATTTAGTTCTTCCCATTCGTTTAATGCTTTTACTTGTTCTTTTGAAATATTTTTAATAGTATTGGTGATCTTAACATTGTTTTTATCCGTCCCCCATTTATCATCGTCTTTAACATAAAATTTTAATCGTTTTTTATCACTACAATGAATGGGCCTTTCAGACGGTTCTAAATCTTGTAATTGTTTTAAAAATATATTTGTAATACCTTTTGCATATCCATTTTGTTTGGAATAATCTAAATCTTGTAAACTCACAGTTATTTGTTTGACAAAATCTTCCAAATTCATAGCATTTTTACAATTTTCATTTAAATACATGTTAATTGAAATGTTATTTGTATTATTACAATTGTTATTTCCTGCTATTTTTCCTATAGTTTCAATTAATTCACTAGTTAAAGTTGTTTGAGTTTCAGGCTTGTCTAAATTCTCAATTTCCTTTTTTAATTTTTCAACTTCTAATTGTGCTTTTTGTATCTGTAATTCCTCTAAAGAAAATTTGTAATTTTTATTTATGCTCTTAATTCCACTATCTATTGGGCCCTCTTTTTCCTCAATTTCCGTTTTTTCGATTTTGGAAACATTTATGCGTTTTTTGGAAACATTGGAAACATTTTTGGAAACATTTTCAAGTTCATAAATTTTCCATATTTCGCAGGACTTTTTATGTTTCCACACACCACTTCTCGTCTTAAATCTTCTACCGCATACACAAAAATCATTTTTTCTAAAATGCGTTTTTTGCGTTTTTTTATTTTCGGATGGAAACGCGTTTCCACGCATTTTTAATTTCTCATGTTTCTTGGTTTTTAAGTGTCTATTGTAGTCGGATTTATTACATGTAATAAAGTCACAAAATTTACATTCATATTTTGATTTTTCAAAGTCAGTCATGCGTTTTTTTTTCCTAAAATGCGTTTTTTTCATGTTATAATATGGAAACATAAAAAAACGCATTTAAGTCCTTTTTTTTGCCAAAAAAAAAGTCATCGTCACAACTTTTTTTTTCTTTTTTTTTAAAAATCCTAGAATGTTGTAGTACAAAAGTTTTTTTCAGTTTTTTGCAGAAAAAGTACATTCGAAAAATCGATTTTGGACAATTTTAAAATGTCCAAAATGCAAATATAAAATCTATTTTATTTGAAAAAAACGAAAAAAACTTTTTATCATGTAAAACTATAAAAAAGTTTATATAAAATACTTACATAATGGTTTTATTTTGTATTTTTAAAGCCACCTTTCCATGGAATTAACCGAAATTTTCTTTTTCTTGTTTTTAAAAAACTTTTTCTATTATATCTTTTTGCTGTTTTGTTTCTTTTCCTGTTATATATTATCTCTTTAACACGAATATTATATTTTTTAAGATTTTCAAACCTTTTACCATATAAATAAAGCGAATTCACCGCAACTAATCTCTTTTCTAAACTATATGGTATAGTTCCTACATCCACTTTTATTTGTATCCCCTTAGGAAACACAGACTGTATTGCTGCTATTCTTCCTACACCACTAGCAGTAATATATTTTCTATCTTTTTTATTGGGTCTGATTAACATAACAATTTCATTGTTAATTGAGGAAAAAGGACTATCTTTTCTAATCCAACTTTCCTCTAAATTTAAAAACCCATGTTTTTTTACTATCTTAACAATATTTTTTTTGTTTTTTAAAAGAAATTTTCTTCTTCTATTAAATTTTTTTAAAGCAGGTTTTCTATCAATAGAATGAAGAATATTAATATCTTTTGAATTTATTATTTTGGTTTTTATAGTTTTATGAGAATCCGCGTATTTTACGCATTCTCCTGTAGTTCTTATCATTAACAATGTAAGAGGTTCAATATTATCAGGAATCTCCGTTATTTTTTTTCTATAATAATTAAATCGTTCTAAAATAGAAAGTGACATATAATATATTTTAACATTATTTTTTCAAATTCACAGTGTCTTCAATTTTATTAAGAAGCGATGTATTATAAATGAGACTACCCGTCGGTTTATAAGTTTCTATAGATTTGTAATTTTTGTTTTTATCTTCTTTTTTCTTTAGTATTGAATTTTTTGCGGTATTTTTTAATAATAGACCATTAAGATCTCCATTGCTATTTTTGTTCTTATCTTTTTTTGTTACCACATTACCATAATGGTCTACAGACATTCCTGTTTTCTTTTTAATTTGGACTCTTTCATAGTTAGGTATGTAATGTTGCCATGATATAAATAATAAATTTGGATGTGTATATTTCACCATAAATCCATTCTCAATTAGTTTTTCTATTACATAAGACGTGCATTTTACCATATCATATCTAGGGACGCCTAAAACGAATTCAGGCAACAAAAAAAAACAAAATCTATCACTACCTCTCATTCTCGAGGTTGTTTTTATTTTGCTATGAACACGGTTTAATATCTTTTTGTAACATTGGATTTTATGTTGTTCTGTTACTTTTTTTTTAGTGTAAAGATCGTCTATGCTGATTTTATCGGGAAATTCATCTCTATCCATAATAAGTTTTTATTAGAAAAAAACAAATAAAAATTTACGATTAATAGTATATATATGACAATTAAAAATATAGTTTTATCTGGAGGGGCTTATAAAGGTTTTTATACTATAGGAGCTTTAAAACATTTATCTAAAATACAATTTTACGACATAGAAGATATAGAAAATATATACGGTGTTTCTGTAGGTTCAATAATAGGTTTAATATTATCTTTAAAATTAGATTGGGAAGATATGATAGGACATGCCGTAAATAGACCTTGGCAAAATTTATTTCAATTTGGACCTGAAGATATATTAGATGTTTTTGTTAAAAAAGGTTTAATGAAAAAATCATTTATTTATAGCATTTTTGACAATTTTTTTAAAAATGCAGGGTTAAATAAATCTATTACAATGAAAGAATTATATGAATTTTCAAATATAAATATGCATATTTATACTACAAATCTCTCTACGTTTAAATTAATAGAAATAACACATGAATCTCATCCTGATATAAAAGTTTTAGACGCGGTTTATATGAGCTGTTCTATGCCATTTATATTTCAACCTGAGTTTATAGAAACAGATTGTTATGTGGACGGAGGAGTAATAAATCCATATCCCCTAAATATATGTCTAAAATATCATGACAACAAAGATGAAATTTTGGCATTTAAAATAGTAGATGATGTATTAGAACCAGCAAAAGAATCTTCTTCTATATTTGAATATGGATTTTATATGCTTTATCGCTTAATTAAAGAAAATTATAATTTTTCTATAGATGAAGAAATGCCTAATGAAATTATTATACCGTCATCTATGATTAATGTAGAAGATGCGCGAAAAATAATCAATGATCCTAATACTAGAAGAAAAATGATTACTCAAGGAGAAAACTATGCTAAATTATTTTTAAGTTATAAAACTAAAAATAAATCTGAAAAAGAAACAACTAATCTAAAGTTATAATACAGAATTAATAAATTCTGTTAATACATTACCATCTGGTTTAGCTTCATATTCGATTACATTGCTGTCTTTTACCATGTAAATACTAGGGTACCCGTCTATCTTTTTACCATTTAAATATTTATTTTCAAATGCTTCTAGTTCTGTGCTATTTTTCTCTCCATCTATCTCTTTAAATTTTAAAACATGATTGTTTATTTTTTTATTCTGATAAGTTTTCTTTACTGAATTCCAAACAGGTTTAGCCTTTTTAGAATAAGGACACCAATCAACAGCGAATAAATACATTTCAGCAATACCTGTCTCTTCTTCATCGAACTCTCTATTAGGAACAAAATCAGGATTAATTCGCGGCGCCACATATGCGTTATACACATAAAATGCTATTCCAATAAATATAGCTACAACAACTAATATAATTAAAAACTTTTTGTTCATAACCATATTTTTGATATTCGATGATGCGTTATTTCCTAAATTTGACATTGACGATAACATGCCGGACATATTTTATGTACTAACAAAAGAAGGAAGAAAGAGATATTTAACGAATATAAAGATTCATGCGTTTATTATTCTAAATAACATGTATATCAGAAATTATAAGGGTAAATTAGTATTTTTAGATGAAACCAAATTTTCCAATGAACGAGATTTATATATTGCCATATGGAAAATTAAATTTAAAAAAGAAATTTCTAAAGAAGGAAATAAAAAAGATATTTTAGATTATGTAACCGGAAATAAAAGATTTGTATAGTTTTTTTTCTCTTTTAAGTATATCAATGCCGAAAACTAGAAAAAAAAGAAAAACAAAAAAAAATAAGACTTATAAAAAGGGTGATTTTAAATCAGGAGACGGTATGCTTACAAGCACATGGGGTCCTGCCTTATGGCATACACTTCATTGTATAAGTTTTAATTATCCCGTTAAACCAACAGCTCAAGATAAAAAACATTACAGAAAAATGATTATGAATCTTAAGTTTGTCCTTCCATGTAGGTATTGTAGAATTAACTTTAAGAAAAATTTAAAATCTCTTCCTCTTAGAGATAAAGATATGCGATCTAGAAATGCCTTCTCTAGATGGATGTTTAAAATGCATGAACATATTAACAAAATGTTAGGAAAAAAATCAGGTTTAAAATATAACCAAATAAGAGAACGTTATGAACATTTTAGAGCACGTTGTACTATAGACGTAGAGGCAGGCGATACAACTAAAATAATAAAAATAGTTCCTAGATATAAGACGCGTAAAAATAAATTTAAAAAAGAAAAAGAAAAGGGTTGTGTAAAACCTCTTTATGGTAAAAGTTCTAAATGTATTATTAAAATAGTTCCTAAAGATAGAAAGGTAAAAACTTTTCAAATTGATAAAAAATGTATAAAAACAAGAAAATTAAAAAAATAATCTACATAGATTTAAATAATAATTCGTTATTTTATCAATGAATTATTATTCAATACAAGAAGTTGCTAAACATAATAAAGAAAATGATTGTTGGGTGATAGCAAATAATAATGTATATGACGTAACATTTTTTTTGAATTTTCACCCTGGAGGTAAATTAGCTATATTAAAAAACGCAGGGAAGGAACAAACTGAATCGTATAATTTTCACGGACAATTAGCTAAAACAATGTGGAAATCATATAAAATAGGTGAGTTGTCATATTATAATAAATCAAATAAATGTTGTTGTCATATTAGTTAAACTGGGCAAAACTATTCAATCTAGGCATAGGTAATACATCATTAACATTGGATGCGCTTATAGCATTATAGTTTGGTACTTTTTTGCATTCAAATGCGGGTTCTGGACATCTGGCACACGGAGGACACGGCTGACATGGTTTTTGACGAGGACAAGATTTAGAATCCGGACATTTAGGACAAACTGGGGGAACAACTTCCGATTTAAGAATATATTTGCTCATATCAATATTATCTGAATTATTTGCTAAACTATTTGGTGCAGGAATGTCCTCGTTTCTATTATTTCTTTTATTGTGATGCCTTTTTCCCGAATGTTTATGTTTAGGTATATGATTACCGTTAGAATCGTGATGGCGTCGTCTTTCTCTTCTTCCTGGAACAACAATATCTTCCAAATCGGCTATAGTAGTATCATATTCGGTTTCGGAATCTTGAGATATACTGCTATTTCCAAAAGGATCATAATTCGATCCTTTATCTAAAGCTTGATTGTAATCAGCTTCCTTGTTTTCAAAATATTCTTTTAGACTGAATCCTAAAGTAGAAGCAACTAAAACAGCAATTATAATTAAAAAAAGATGAAGTTTTGTTAATTTCATATAAATTATATTATGAAAAAAAAATATAAAATAATTATATAAAATGCCTTATAGAGCTTTGACACATGGAAGAGTAAAAAACCCAATATTAGATGTAAATGGTAATATTTTTACACCATCTACACATTCACAAGCTACTGCTATTAGTTCTCAAAACGGTGTAGCTAATAATGGTCCTGTAGCTGTTCAGAGAAATATAAATAACCAATCTAACAAACAGCCTAAAAGAGCTTATGCCAGAGTTTCAAGTATTA